CTACTGCAGCCTGTACCGTAGAACCGGCTTACGCGCTGGCAGCTCAGTGAGTCGGCTTTCCACCAGGCGCTCGCGCACCAAATACAGCAGCGCCCAATCGATTTCGCCCTTGCTGCGGCCCAGGGCCAAGACCAGTTCGCAGTGGAAGAACCAGCGCCCGGGGGCCTGGCGCAGAAACCGCAGCAGCACGTCGGTGCCACTTCCCGGGCGGATGACGCCTTGAGGGCGCGGGTTGTTGCGCCGCATGCCCTCCTCCTCCTGCCGGCCTTCCAATTGGCCAGCCATCCAATCCATGCAGTTCAAGCGGGGCCACCTTCTTGTTTTTGCGTGTCGTCGCGGTTCGTGTGCGCGGCCTTGGTTTCCAAGATGGTCCTCTTTCAAAAATCCAGAATCGGCATGGCGTTGAGCAGGCCCAGCGCCCACAGCACAGCGGCGCGGTCGCGGGCATCGATGTTCGGGGCGTAGGCCAGCGCGCGCCACGCCAGGACTTGGCGCAGGTGCGCGACCATGAACGCGGCTTCCTTACGCGCGGCCGGTGCAGGCCCCTGGTCCAGCCAGGAATGGCACGCGGCACAGCCCCAGGCGCTGTAGTGGTCGTCGGCCTTCCTGCGCTCCCCCTTCCCGTGGATGGACAGATTGCTGTGGCAGCAGACCACGGTGGTGGTGTCGTTCGTGCAGACCCCGGGGACCAGCAGCAGGCACTGCTGACCCTTGGCCAGGGCACGCAGGCGCGGGTTGCGCTGGGCCACGGTCTTCGGCGCGGGCATGACCTGGTGCTGGTCGATGAGCGCCACAGTGGCATCCCGCGGCCGGGCCTCGGCCATGGCGCGGGCAGCACGGGCCTCCAGGCGCTGCTCGCGCGCCACCTCGTGGGCAGCATGGGACGCAGGAGCGGCCCGCCGGCGGAACCCTGCCCCGCCGGACTTGAAGGCAGTGCGGCGCATCAGGGGCACACCCCGCCAATCACCTCGCCCGTGTCCGGGTGGGTCTGCTCGCGCTCCCACTGCTCGAAGGTCGCCGGGAACTCCACGTTCAGGTCGCTGATGGCGTGGGCCATCACACGGTCGATCAGGTCGCCGTACTCGCGCACGCCCAGACTCTCCGTGCTGATGCGCTCCTGCGTGGTGGTCGTGGCTCCGCTGATCGGGTCATGGTGCGTCACAGCGCGGCTGCCCAGGAACTCGGAACGGAAGTGCTCCTTCCAGGTGGCTTTCGAGTGCCGGCGGCCGTCGATGACGACCTGGCGCGCGATCTCTGCCAGCACGAAGTCGTGATAGAAAGTCCGCTGCCTGTCGGTCTTGGCGTCCTCGTGCAAGCGCACGAACACCTCCAGGCGCCGGCCGGCCTCCCACTGCTGCATGCACCAGGGCGCCACGAGCTGCAGGAAGTTGGCCCGGGCCTGCTCGGGGCCATCCCAGCGGGCGTGCAGGGCAATCTCAGCCATGGCGGCCTCCTCGCAGATCCGCAGCGCGGCGATATGGCCAGGCCACCATGGCCGCGTCGCGGCTGTGCTCGTTGCTCGGGCCCGTCCAGCCCGTGACGGCCGCGAAGCGCCGCGCATCCAGCTTGCCACCCTTCCCTGCCGGGCTGATGCCGTGGGCCGGGATGCCCAGGTCTGCGCAGTGCGCCGTGATGTCCGCACAGCGCGCGTCCACCTGGCCGACGTTGCGCGCCATCTTGGCGCTGGCAGCGCCGGTCTTGCCGCGCGTCCAGGTGTGCGACTGCAGCCGGCTGTCTTCGAAGACCACGCGCGACGGCATGCGCGCGGCCAGCGTGCGCTCGATGTGGTGCGGCGGGATCGTCAGCAGCTCCACCAGCTGGCCGTCCACGAAAACGGCCACGCCCGTGTTGGCTCCGGGGTCCATTCCAAGGATCACAGTCATGCCCGCGCCCTCCCCGGGATCAGCGCGGTGAACATGCCGCCCTCCTCCCGCCACGTCTCGTTCCTGCGGATCTGGCCGATGGTGGGCTTCGATACGCCGTAGCGCTCTGCCAGCACAGTCTCCGATTCCGCGCTCGCACGGATGGCCCGCACCTTCTCGATGGTCAGCTTGCCGCGCGCTGCCTGTTGTGCGCGGGCAATGCGCAGCTTGGTCAGCGGCGTGAGGCTGCGGCCGCGCGCTTTTTCAGCGCGGGTGCCCAGCTTCATGTGCTCATAGGCCACGCATGCGGGGTCATCGCAGGCCGCACGGACTGTCTGCTGCAGGCCCAGCGGACCCCGCCTGATCGTCCAAACCACGCGGCGGGCTGCCGTGGGCGGGCCGTCCGGCCCGAACCGCACCATGGGGCCGCGGCGCGGGTCGATGTAGCCTGTCCAGATCAAGCAGCCATCCACGGTGCGACGGCACTTGCCCTCGATCAGCTGCAGGCGCAGTTCGTCGGGCATCACCCAGTCGGTGACCACGTAGTGCGGGAAGCGGTCCAGCTGGATCAGCCTGACGAGGCGTTGCTCCGTCAGTTCATCGATGATGGCGCGCAGTTGGGCGCGGGCTGGATCAGACATCGTGCCAGCCAGAGCGGCGTACTGAACGGGGCCGGCCTCGATGGTCGCCAGCACCTGGTCGCGGGCAAACTCAAACCTGCGGGTCATTGGGAATTCCTGAGCGAGAAGTGGTACACGCCGAACCCATCAGGGCCGGTGCTTTCAGGGCGGACGCGGCCGGCGCGCACGGCTGCCTCGGCCTCGACCTGGTTGACGGAGATCTCGCGGCCGCGCTGGACTGCGTAGAAGCGGAACCCGGGCCGGTAGCGCAGCACGGCGCCAGTCTTGAGCAACTGCAGCAGCGTCATCGCGGCCAGCCCTCCATGCCCAGGGCCTGCATCGCGGCGCGGATGGACGTGCGCGTCAGCGTCTGGTCGCCGGCCTGCACGCGCGCCACGATGCGGCGGGCCCAGTCCTTGCCATCGCCCTGCGGCTCGATCTGGACGTGCACAGGCGCCGCGTTGGGCTCCGGCAGTGCCAGCCAGCCCTGCTCCTCTGCGTGCGTCCTGCGCGGCGTGGCCGCCCTGCACATGGCCTCAAACTGCGGCAGGTGCGGCGGATAGTCCGGGTGCTCTGCCGTCAGGCGTGCGACAGCGGACTCGATCACGTCCGGCGAGTACTTGGCCAGCGTCGTGCGCCAGACCCGCATCGCGGCGCGCACACCCAGGTCGCGGCCTTGGTCGTCCAGCACGCCCGTGGCGAATTTGCTCAGGAACAACGACCCGTAGCAGCCCTGCATCACGAGGAACAGGTTCTTCACGGCCGGGTTCGCGGCGGCCTGGTCCGCCGGCTCTCGCGCACCATCGCGCAGCGCTGCCGGTGCCAGCGCGGAAATTTTCTGCATCGCTCAGTCCCCCACGATGGCCGCATACGCGGCGCTGTGCTTGTTGCTGCCCCGGGTGGCGCGCTCGCCCTTCTCCCGCATGCAGGTCGCCTTCAGGTACTCCACGGGGTCCGCCGGCCGCGCCACGACCGCAGCACGCACGGCATTGACCACGATCTGGTCGCCGTAGTCCTTGACCAGCTTTCCCACGAACGAGCCGCACTGAGCCGGCGGCAGGCCTGCCTGGGCCAGCAGGGACTTGCCCGCACGCCACAGCTCGTCCTTCGTCATCTCGCCCGGCGGCTTGGCGGCGGTGCCGCCCGTAGCGTTAGCTACGGAATAAAGAGTTCCCTCTCCCTCTCCCTCTCTGTTCCCTCTAAGAGCGTTTTCCGCTGGAACTTGGCCGGAAGTCGCACCGTTTTCCGAGCGATTTCCGGCGGAAATCGCTTGGGGCTCCGGTGGAATTCCGTGGGGGTAGGCGCCGGAATTCCACTGCTCCGGCGTTGGAATTCCGAACAGGGGCTTGCCGGATTTCTCCCGCGCCTTGTTCTCTTTCCGCAGGCGGTCCAGGAACTTTCCGTAGGCGTGCCGCCGCTTCGCCGCGCCCGCAGCCACGGCCTTCTCAGCGATCACGGGGTGGTACAGACGGCCATCGCTGCACTTCACGAAGCCAGACAGGGCCTCGGCCCGCACCTTCTTCCATTCGCGCACGCTGATAGGCATGCGGCCGTAGCCGGCCAGGTTGGCCAGCTCTACGTCGTCATCGGGCAGCGAGGCAGCGGGAATCTGGTGCCAGGCCGCGCACCACAGCAGCACGCCAGCGCGGAACGCATCACCGTTGGGCGTCGATGCAAAACGCGAGTCGCGCAGGCGCCGAACATCCAGCTCCATGTACGGGAAGTCGCTCAAGTCGCAGTCAGCGGGAACGAGGGGTTCAGGAAGCTGTTGCTCGGGCATTCCCCACCTCTTCCTCGGCCGCTGGCAGACCAAAGGTCTCCGGCGGGGCTCCAAGCGCTTCCACCAGCAGCGGATTGCCCCGCAGCTGACGCACGATCAGACTTGCCTCATGCAACGCTTCTTTCGCATGCTCTTCCAACAGCGCCTCGATGTAGGCCGGGCGCTCCATGCCCTTGGCCCGGGCCAGCGCGTCGAGAACGCGCAGGGTGTTGGCATCGCACTGCTGACGCAGCTCCATGGTGTTGGAGCAGCTGGTACGACCGGGGCCTCGGGCGAAAGCAACTATCAGTTGCGATGCACGGCGAAGCACTGATTGCCGTGAGCCGGGATGGACTTCAAGCATCTGTTCCCGCCCCTTCCACCGCGTTGCGTAAGGCAGGCCGATCTGCAAGCAGCCGCCCTGCGGTAGCCAACTGAATTTGGTACTGGCGACCATCAGGAATGTGGCCTTGCTCAACCCACCCCGAGATCGAGGATTGCGCACATCCCAGCGCACGGGCGGCAAGCGACTGGGTCTTGAAGTAGGTGATGAGTTCGGAGGGTGTCATCCTGCCGATTATTCGGTATTCCGATAAATCGGTCAATAAAAAAACATCGATTTTCCGAATTTTTAAGGATGGATGATTGAGCTTATGATGCCCCCTCCAGACTTCGCTGCCTTTGGCGACCGCCTACAGTGGTGGATGGCTGAGCGTGGTTACAAACAGAAGGAACTCGCGGAGCTGGCCGGGATGGGCCAACCCGCGCTCAACGAATTGCTGAAAGGAAAAACCAAGGAGCCCCGCGCATCGCACTTCCTTGGTTTGTGTCACGCCCTTGCACTTCGCCCTGAGTACCTGCTACACGGCGAGGGGCCTCCAGAAGTCACAAACTTTGCGCAGCTCACCGGCCTGGAGGCCCAGCTTGTGATGCTCTTTCGCGGCCTCCCCGACGATGCAAAGCGCGACGCAATGCTCATCGACTTGAACCACGAGTTCAACAACTATCAGGCCGCCAAATCCCCTTCCACACCATCAGTGCGTCGAACAGCTGCAGCTGGCCCGCGCTCGCCAGCGGTGAGGAAGTCGGCCAAAAAGCTGGTGGACCAGGGCCTTTGATCAGCCAACGCGGCCGTTGGCTTGCGTATAGGCTTAGCTTCGATCTTCCGCACCATCAGAGCACTGATGCCGCTTTTCGCAAAACTATCGCCGAACAGCAGCTCGTGAGCACAGACACAGAATAGCTCCGACAGCTCTGCAAGTTGAGTTGCGGAAGGCGAAGCTATCCCTCTCTCCCAAGCCGACACCGCTTGCCTCGTCCCACCGAGGGAATTGGCCACATAGTCTTGGCTCATGCCCAGCGCCATACGCGCGCTCTTGATCCGGGCACCTAACCCCTGCATCCGCTCCGACTTCATTCAACTTCCTGCACTGTGTTTTTTAACAGTATGGCAGACAGTTACACGTATGTCACCCGCAATCGTAGGTTGCGCAATCCTAGATTGCGGAGCGCAACGCACAGTTGCGCAATCCAGGATTGCCTCTTCGGAGCACCGAACAATCCACCATGACAGCCATCCATGATCGCGGAAAATTTCCGAAAATAATTCGGAATTCCGATTGACAAGAAAATTCGGTGTTCCGATAATTCGCCTCGTCAGCAGCAATCTTGCTGCCGGCGGGCTCCACGGCATTGGCCGGGCCAGCCCCGGTCTTTCAAAAATTGCAGCCGATGTTTGCCCCACCTGCGGGGCATCCCGGCAAACGCACCAGTGGGCATGGGCCACTGCTCTGCTCTGGCAGTCCTGCCAGGCCCAGTCGGCCAAGCGCCGTAGACGGGCAATGAGGTGAGGCAAACAGGGAGGCCAAGAACAGAAAAGCCCTGCGCGCAAGCGCTGACGGCCCGGAAAGAACGGGCGAAACCAAAGCGGCTTCCAACCGAGGCCGCTTTGGTTTCACGGTAGTCGCGCCCATACGCTTCCAGATAAGCCCGAACCGGGCCTCAGCATGCTGGCGCATGCATCGTAAATTTATGCACGCAAAATTTGAAATCTGCTTGCATTTATGTATCATGCAAGCACTTTCACAACTTTTTGGGTGGCGCAGAATGGCAACCAAAGACACCAAAGGGAAGGCCGCCGGAGGGCTCGCCCGGGCTGCAAAGCTGTCTAAGACAGAACTGAGTGCGCAAGCCAGCAAGGCAGCGAAAGCGAAAGCCGAGAATGCCAAGCTACCGATGGCAACACACGGATCTGAAGACCATCCTCTTGTGCTGGGCGAGGTCAAGATCCCGTGCTACGTGCTGGAAGACGGGACACGAGTTTTATCTGAGCGCGGCTTGACTGCTGCGCTCAAAATCACACGCGGCTCTACCGCCACTGGGGACTCGCGTGTGGTGAGCTTTGCCGCCCACTCTTCCATCGTCGAGTTCAGCAAAAACGACTTGGTCGCGTCTTTGAAGAACCCAATCAAATTCCGTCGTCAAGATGCGGGGCGCATCACATACGGCTATCAAGCTGATGTGCTGGCCGACATTTGCGAAGCTGTTCTGGCGGCTCGGGCAGCAAACAGGCTGCCACCCGCTTACGAGAACATTGCAATTCAATGCGAGATCTTGGTTCGCGGCTTTGCTCGAGTTGGCATCATCGCTTTGATCGATGAGGCTACGGGTTACGAAAAGGACCGTGCCAAGGACTCACTTGCCAAGATTCTGGAAGCCTTTGTCGCCAAGGAACTCCAACCCTACGTGCGCACCTTCCCCGCCGATTTCTATGAGAACTTGTTCAGGCTGCGGGGATTGAAGTACCCCCCAGAGAACCCAAAATTCCGCCCTCAGTACTTCGGCATGCTGACTAACGACATCGTTTATGAGCGCTTGGCTCCTGGCCTGCTTGAAGAGCTAAAGCGCCAAGCAGCCAAAGATGAAAAAAAGGCGCGACTACATCAACGACTCACCCAAGAAGTTGGCCATCCGAAGCTGCGGGAGCACCTAGCGTCAGTTGTCATGGCAATGAAATTGTCTACTGACTACCCCGACTTCATCAGCAAACTGAACCGCTTCCACCCACGCTTTGGTGACTCCTACACACTGAACCTTGAGCAGCCAGATCGATGATCTCGCAGTTCATGAACCATCCAACAACAAGGACTCTCCGTCAGTACAGAAATATGGAGTAAGTCCTTCAATCCTCAGATTTTCAGGCCCGCAGCCTCATGGCTAGCGGGCCTTTTTCATTTCCGGAGGCCCACATGAATGCACGACTCCCCTCTATCTGCTGGGCCTCCGTGGCCGATGCCGAGCGCGCGGCACAGGAAGACCGCGCCGAGGCAGAAGACGTCGAGCTGGACGCCTATGTCCGCGACTACTACGGCCCGCCATTCGCGGCCGAGTTCGTGCAGGAAGCCCTGCAGGCCGCGCAGTACGAGCTGGCCCAGCAGATCGCCGCCGCCAGCGAGCGCATGGGCCAGAGCCTGAATCCCGAGCACCCGCAGCTGACCGTCATGGGCAATTCCATGGACGAGTGGCTGCGGGCCTATGCCCGCCAACGTGCCCGCGAAGACATCGCAGACCTTCAACGAAACCGCCACTGATCGAGGAGCCACCATGCACCAACGTGACGAAATTCCGAACCCGCCGCCGCTTGCATGGCTGATTGCCATGCTGCTGGGCATCAGCCTGCTGTGCCTGCAGGCAACGCTGGACGATGAGCCCGGCAAGGCGCCGCCCGCCACCGTCAGCGCGCTGGCGTGCCCCGGCATGCATGCGGAATGGCTGGACGAGAGGCAGGTGGAATGCCACCGCGAAAAGCCATGAAGCTATCCGAACTCACCGACGCCGAGAAGGTGCCCATGCTGCTCGAATTGCTTGAAGAGGCCGGGGAAAAACTGGACCGCGCTTGGCCTGCCGGCGGGCGCCGCTACCTGTCCGCCGTCCGCGAAATGCGCGGCGATCCGGAAGACCCGGAATGACCGCCCCATCCACCAAGCGCCACGCCGGCGCCGACCATCGCCCGCTGCTGCGGGCGTTACTTTTTCCGCAACCTCCGAGGTTCCCATGAACGCTGTTTCAAACACCGAAGCGGCAGCCATTGACCTGATGCCAACGGCAAACGCCGCGCCCGCTGCCCTGGTCATGTCCCCTGCTGCGCACTTCCTGCTGACGCTGCAAGAGCGCGGCGTGCCGCCCGAGCAGATCGAAAAATTGATGGATCTGTGGGAGCGAGGTGAGCGCCGAGAGGCAGAGAAGGCCTACAACGAAGCATTGGCCGCTTTCCAGGCCAAGGGCATCAGAATCATGAAGCGCAAGGCCGTGGACTTCACCACAATGAAGGGCCGCACCAGCTACATGCACGCCGAACTGGATGACGTGGTGCAGGCCGTGGGCCCGGAGCTGTCCGCCCACGGCTTCTCGCGGTCCTGGGAAACCAGCCAGGCCGGCCGCGACATCACCGTGACCTGCAAGCTGCGGCATCGTCTAGGCCACAGCGAAAAGATCTCGCTCACGGCCCAACCCGACGAGACCGGAGGCAAGAACGCCATCCAGGCCATCATTTCCACCACGACCTACCTGCAGCGGCACACGCTCAAGCAGATCACGGGCGTGGCCGAGGCCGGCGAGGACGACGACGGCCAAGGCGGCGCCGCTGCCCCACTGAATGCGCATGCGCAGGGCTGGGTGGACTACATCATCAGCGTGCGCGGTACCGACAAGTTCGCCGAGGCCTGCCGCGAAGGCCGTGCCGCCCTCACCGAAGACCGCGCCGGCCTCATCGCCTTCAACGCTGCCGCCACAAGAGGCGCGCCATGAGGCCCATCCTGTTTCGCTGCTCGAGCATCGGCAGGTTGATGACCGCGCCCGCGAGCATCGACCCCGCGCTGATCACGCCCGAGGTCGAGGCCATCCAGGCCAAGAAGGAGCGCACAGACCAGGAAAAGGCCCTGCTCGAAGACCTCAAGCTGCGCACGCTCAGCGAAGGCGCCAAGACCTATATCCGCGAGCTGGTGCGGCAGGAAATATGGGGCGTGGACTTCAACTTTTCGAGCAAGTACACCGAGAAGGGCAAGGCTGTAGAAGCGGAAGGCCTGGCCCTGCTGAACCGTGTGCGCGGACTGGCCCTGGTCAAGAACATCGAGCGGCGCAGCGACGGCCAGATCACGGGTGAAGCCGACACCGTGGACCTGGTGCGCCGCTGCGGCCACGACCTGAAATGCTCGTGGAGTCTGCAAACCTTCCCCGCATTCGTGCGCGACTGCGAGGACTCGCTGTATGCATGGCAGATGCGCGGCTACATGCGCCTGTGGGGCGTGGACCGCTGGGAGGTCAACTACGCCATGGTCAACACGCCAGAGGGTCTGCTGGGCCAGCACGAGCCGCAACACCTCCACCTGGTCGAGCACATCCCGGAGCACATGCGCCTGACCACCTGGGCCATCGAGCGCGACCGCGCCCTGGAGGCGCAGATGGACGTGAAGCTGGAACTGGCCCGGGCGTACTACGCGCAGTGCATCGCGGAATTCACGGCCACGCACCCGGAGCCAGCGCCTGCCGCCAGCGACGAGGCACTGCCGCAGCCCGAACTGATCGGTTTCGACCTGGCCACGCAGCCAGATCTGCATGTCGAGGTGGAGATTGCGCCCATCCTTACGCCGCAGCCCGAACCACCGGCCGCACTCCAGCCGGCTGCGCTGGACCAGCAGCAGCTGCAGGAGCTGGTGGCCAGCGGCCAGACCTTGAAGCTGGGCCAGATCAATGCCCGCCTGGGCATCCTCGAGGTCAGCGCCATCACAGCCAACGCGGTGGGCGTGCAGACCGTCAAGGAGCGTGGCGCAGTGCACATGCCGGAAAGCAGCTTCACCGCTTTCTGCAACGGCCTGATCGCGCACATCACCGACGTGCGTGACAGCTACCAGGCCCAGCCATGAGCCTGCGCAGCGTGCTTCTGTGCGCCGCCGGCATGAGCCTGCCGGCCGACAACACCGGCTTTGCCGGAGCCTTCCTGCTCGCGGCTGCGTTTATCAATTGATAATTGATTCTTAAAGGCCCTGTTACACGGGCTTCAACTTTCCTAAACCCACTGGAGAAATCGAAGATGACTGACTACAAGACCCTGCTGCAGCAAAAGGCGGAACTGGAGGCGCGCATCGCTGAAGTGATGAAGACCGAAAAGGCCGGCGCGGTCGCAGAGGCCCGCGCCCTGATTCAGCAGTACCAACTAACCCAGCAAGACGTGTTCCCCACCTCCGGCTTCAAGGCGAAGGGCTCGGTGGGCGCGCCCAAGTTCCGTGATCCCGAGACTGGCGCGACCTGGACCGGCCGGGGCAAGCCTCCGAACTGGATCAGCGGCAAGGACCGCGCGTCATTCCTGATTGCCCAGACGCCAGCCTAATTGGCGAGTTCGCGCAGGCTCGCGAGTATGCGATTCTGCGTTGCTTTATCCGCAGGGTCGTCGACCTCAATCACAAGCAGGTGATAGGGCTGTTGCACGGACCTACTCATTGCAGCGAGCGCTGGCACCTCGTAAATCGGAACCCCAAGTTTTTCGCCGGGGCGTGAAAGCATAACCATGCTGGCATGCCATAAATTCACTGCATTGAGTTTCTCTTCAGGTATTCGAATATCCATAGCGATTTGCTCCTGCATCTCAATTGCAGAAACGCTCTTGTTTGAGACGAATTGCCAATGAGAAGCCCATTAGATAACGAGCGAAAAATTATTCAAAGCCGCATTACATATGCGCACATCTAAGGAGGCATCAGCACAGCGCATGGGCGCTGTCCTGATACCTCCCCTCCCCCTTCCAAAGCCAGCCACCGAGCTGGCTTTTTCTCGCCCCGAGGAACCCACCCCATGGCGACAAAGCACGTCATTTCCGTATCTGGCGGCAAGGACAGCACAGCCGTGCTGCTGCTCGCCCTGGAGCGCTGCCCGCCTGGCAGCGTGGTCCCCATCTTCTGCGACACGGGCAACGAGCACCAGGCCGTCTATGACTACCTGGACTATCTGGAGCAAGCACTGGGCGTGACCATCCACAGGCTGCGCGCGGACTTTACCGAGCGCTTTGCTGTGCGCCGCATGTTCATCGCCCGCGACTGCCGCAACCGGCGCGACAAGCGCGGGCGCAAGGTGCGCTGGACCAACAAGGCAAAGCGCCGCGCCCTGGCGGCCCTGCGCCCTTCCGGCAATCCATTCCTGGATTTGTGCATGCTCAAGGGCCGCTTTCCAAGCCGCAAAGCCCAGTTCTGCACGGAAGCCCTCAAGCGGGATGTAGCAGTCGAGTTCCAACTGGGCCTGCAGGAGCAGGGGCATCGCGTTATCAGCTGGCAGGGCGTGCGCCGCGACGAATCCGAGGCCCGGCGCCAGGCCAAGCTGGCCGAGCGCATCGGGCCCGGTCTGCGGGCCTTCCGGCCGCTCGTGGCCTGGACTGCTGCTGATGTCTTCGCCTTCTGCGCTGCCCGCAGCATCCAGCCGAACCCGCTTTATCTGCAGGGAGCCAGCCGCGTGGGCTGCATGCCCTGCATCAACTGTCGCAAAGACGAACTGCAGCAGATCTCCATGCGCTGGCCCGAGCACCCCCTGCGCATCAGCGACTGGGAACACCTGGTGAGCCAGTGCAGCAAGCGCGGCTTCTCAACCTTCTTCACCGACTCTCATTCAGCGCCCGACCGCCGCCAGGTCTTCGCCGACTTGCATATCTGGTCCCGCATCGAGTGGGCCAAGACCACGCGCGGCGGCCGGCAGTACGACCTGCTGGCCGGCCTGGACGAACCAACCACATGCGCATCGGCCTACGGCCTGTGCGAGTGACTTGCCAGTCTCAATATGAACCAAATCAAACGCCCCGCTCTTCGCTACCACGGCGGCAAGTACCGACTCGCCCCGTGGATCATTGAGCACTTTCCCAAACACCGCATCTACACGGAGCCGTTCGGCGGCGCGGCGAGCGTGCTGCTGCGCAAACCACGCGCCGCGCTGGTCGAGGTCTACAACGACCTGGACCGGGAAATCGTCAGCCTTTTCGAGGTGTTGCGCGATACCGATCTGTCCCAGCAGCTCGCGGTGGCCCTGCAGTTCACACCGTTCGCGCGCGAGGAATTCGCCCTGGCCTACGAGCACACCGAAGACGTGATCGAACAGGCGCGGCGCACCGTGTCCCGTTCGTTCATGGGCTTCGGCAGTTGCTCTGCCAGCGGCACAAAGAGCGGATTCCGAGCGAACGGAAATAGGCAATCAGGCCATCCGGCACGCGACTGGGCCAACTACCCGGCGGCAGTGGCCACCTTCTGCGAACGGCTGCAGGGCGTCGTGATCGAGAACCGCGACGCTATCGACTTGATGCTGCAGCACGACAGCCCGCAGACTTTGCACTACTGCGACCCGCCCTATGTCCACGAAACGCGCTCGGCGCATGTGGTGCGCCCAGGAAAAGGCTACCGCCACGAGATGACCGACGAGGACCACCGCCGGCTCGCGGGCACCCTCAACGAGCTGCAGGGTATGGTGATCGTTTCTGGATACCACTGCGACCTGTACACCGAGCTGTATGACGGGTGGGAAGTGCGCGAGCGGGCGGCCCTGGCCGACGGCGGACGCGAGCGCGTAGAAGTGCTTTGGCTCAACCACGCATGCACCACTGCGTTGCTGCGCGCGCCAGGCGACCTTTTCGACTGAATACATCCGGCTGCCCAGGCGGCCTCCCCCATCTCTGCTCCATGGCCCGCCCAGTGCGGGCCGCTTCATTTCGGCATCGACATGTCCAAGACCACACCCCAGAAGCCCTACACCCCTCCCAGCAACTGCTACCAGGGCACGGAGCTGAAACCGCATCCAGGCCTGCCGGCCTCGCGCATGTGCGCCTTCACGCTGCCCAGCCGCGTCGGCGGACAGCTGTACTACCCGACTCCCTCACGCCGCGTCGAACCCTTCCCTGCCTGATCTGGAGCCTCCGATGACGATGATCAACACACCTCTGGTGCTGCTGGCACAGCAGTGCGGCGGCACCTTTCACACACCCGGGCCGACGCGCGCCATTCGCGGCATGTGCTTCACCTTCGAGCAGTTGGAAACACTGGCGGAGCAGCTGCGCTCGAAAGCACCTGCGTCGCCCAACGCCCACCAGGCACAGGCACCGGAACTGGCCGCGATGCCGAATGAGTGAAACCGCGCTCACCCTAAAACAGGCAGCCGAACGACTGCAGGTTTCCTACGGAACCATCTTCGAAAGGCGGCATGAGATCGCCTTTCGCCTACCCGGATCGCGCATATGGCGCATCTGGCCATCCGCCCTTGCTGCTCTCAACAAACCTCGCAACAATGTCACCCGGCTATCGTTGCGGAACCAGGATAGTGAATGCCCATCCGCAAAGATCAAACTTCCGGAATCTGGTGGATCGATCTACGCACGCCAAGCGGCGAAAGAGTTAGACGATCTTCTAAAACGACCGAGCGCAAGGCAGCTCAGGAGTACCACGACCGCCTGAAAGCGGAGATGTGGAGGCAGGACAAGCTGGGGGAGCAGCCGCAGCGGCTTTTCGAGGAAGCTGCCGTTCAATTCCTCCGCGCCTCTGCTGGACAGAGCGACTACGACACCAAGGTTCGGCACGTCGCGTATTGGCGCACCGTCTTCGGCGGCAGGCCCATCAGCTCTTTAACAAGCGACGTCATCCTTGACAACCTGCCCACGCACTTCGTGCGCCACGGCTCAACGGTGCAGCGGCCCACGTCACAGAGCACCAAGAACCGGTACATCGCTACCCTGCGAACCCTGCTCAACATGTGCGAGAAGATGCAGTGGTTGGGCCGTGCGCCCATTCTCAGCAACTACCGGGAGCCTGCGGTTCGAATTCGGTTCCTGACCCGCCAGCAGGCACGCGCCTTCATCATGGCCTTGTCTCAGGACTGGATGCGGGACATCTGCCGCTTCGCCCTTGCCACTGGCATGCGAAGCGCAGAGATCCTCACGCTGACCTGGGATAAGGTGGACCTCAAGCGCTCGACGGCTTGGGTCAGCGCCGACGCCTCCAAGTCGGGTTCCGCGCGAGTGGTTCCGCTCAACAGCGAAGCGCTCGACGTGCTGAACGCGCGCCCCAAAGGCGTCAATGTCTTCACGCGGCCTACCGGGGCACCTGTGAAGCAGGTCGATGCGCGAATTCTTGCCCGGGCCTTCGCCGCTGCCGGTGTCGAAAATTTCCGCTTCCATGACTTGCGGCACACCTGGGCCAGCTGGCATGTCCAATCCGGCACGCCCCTCTTCGTGCTGAAGGAGCTGGGAGGCTGGAAGACGCTGGAGATGGTGAAGAAATATGCCCACCTGGCGCCGGAGCATCTGGCCCAGTACGCAAACGCGGTCATGTTTTGGTCAGAGCAGACCCCCGACGACAAGAAAAAAGCCCTTACGCTTGTGGCGTAA